CCACAATCGAATTCGCATCGGAAATCGCAAAGAAGTTCTTTGCGAGGATGGGTCCAGAAGATATCTATTCAACGCTTGTTGATAATCGTTGTTTTGATGATCTTTTGGAGTCAGACCCCTCCGTCTTCACTGATCCTGAAGTTTATCGAAATTTTGTTGGAGGTATAGGCCTTCTTAAGAAGCTGCCTTGCCTCCCTCTCAATTCCGAGCCACAACTTTCTGCGGTGAAGAAATTCCTTGCGGGTGAAATCGGTTGTCGTGAGACTAACAGGATCTTCAATCTTTGGAAGCGCGGTGAATTCCAATTTCGCCCCGCCGTTGAGAGCATACTTCATGCTGCACAGCGAAAAATCTGCAAGATTGTTGGTCCTGTACCGCATCCTTCTCAGGTACGGTACCGATTTAGCCCGGGTGGTGCTTCGACGAGCACAAAGAAGAAAGATTCTGAAATTCGCAGTTTAATAGCGAATCTGAATCATTGCAGTGAAGAGCTTGCAAGAGATCCGCTTCTTGGCGAGATCCTTCAAACTGTCCCTGGTCTGCTATCCTTTCTTAGTGAGAATAGTGGGTTTAGTGACTCCTTTCTTTGTACGGTTCATCGTTCAAGATTGGACTTCGTCCCCAAGGATGCTTCCACAGACCGGATAATAACCGTCGAACCCGATTTGAACAAATTTGTTCAAAATGGCTACGGCGATTATCTCCGACTAATGTGTAAGCGATCAGGTATCGATCTCTCTGATCAGTCCCGTAATGGGGAGCTGGCCAGAGTTGGATCTATAACAAACAGTATAGCAACTGTTGACCTATCCAATGCAAGTGGTCTACTTTCCCTCGGGCTCGTTGAGCATCTCTGGCCATGTGAATGGTTTGAGCTTCTTATGAGCATCCGGTCCGGATATACGTCATATGATGGATTTACTTTTCACATGGCGGCATATGCCGGGATGGGCAACGGTACAACCTTCCCTGTTGAGTCTATCACATTCCACGCTTTGAGCGAGGCTGTGTGTGACTACTTAGGTTTGGTTGGTCCGATTTCCACTTACGGTGACGATATCATCGTCCCGTCTGACGCCGTCTCCACATTGAGTTCCGTTCTCAGAGATCTCGGTCTTAGTGTTAATACTAAGAAGAGTTTCTGGAATGGTCCTTTTCGTGAGAGCTGCGGTCAGGATTGGTTCTTGGGGTTTTCTGTTCGGCCTGCTTTCCTTCGCGGTAACGTGTCATTCCGACGTCTTTATTTATTGCACAATCATTACTACAGATTGGGCGATTTTGAAGCGGCGGAATGGTTCTTAGACTACATCCCTAGTCCCTTCCGGATTTTTGGTCCGGATGGCTA